TAAACATTTGATGAGTGATTTACACGAATTGAAAGATAAGGTGCTTGGTTGTTGGTGTCATCCACAATCTTGTCACGGAGATGTACTTTCGGAGTTGGTTGCTAAACATTGCAACTAACGTATCGGGGCTTTGCGTAGTAGCCCTTAGTAGAAACTTAAAATTAACCACGACACTTGATAGGGCTATTACGCAAAACCCTTGTTATGTGCCGTTTTTCTTAACAAATTATAATTAGAATGAATAAAACAGTAAATCAAGATGGAGAAATAATAATATGCGTAGGTCAAGAAGGGTCGCATATTAGAAACAAAGAAGTCTATAATAAAACAATGGCAAGGCTTCTATGTAGAATAAGAACCGTTTGGTCTTATGGTGGAGTAGATATACATTGCGACCCACAAGACTTATGGGACATAATGGAAGCCGATGACATTCCAAAAGATAAATGGAAGTCTTTGTTTAATTCAGCATATTATTATTTCGATGTTGAACGAGGTGTCCGTTAAAATGGCACATAACGTTTTGCGTATAAGAGCCGTTTTTTCAATGGCTTTTATACGCTGTTAGCACCAGTACGGATTAATTAACTAAAAACTAAATACATGAACGCAAAAGAAAAAGCAAACAAAATCGCAAACACAATGGTTACAAGAAGTGTGTTTGATATGAACAATGAAGAATTGAAAACCGCAAGAATACACGCAAAGGCACAAGCCCAATTTGTAGTTGATGAAATTATTGAAGCCTTAAAAATCACAACTGGACATTGTGAGTTAAGAAGGCTTGACCAACAAGAAGTACAAAGCGATTTTGATTATTGGAATAAGGTAAAATCTGAAATCGAAGCACTTCCTTAGTATTGGTGCTAACGTTATGCAGCTTGGCGTTCGGTTTTTGGCTTACCGAATGTTTCAATTTACCGACAAACTAAATAGCCAAAAACTGACGCTAAGGTGCTGTTATAACCAGTAGCGGTTAATGAGTAGAAACTTAATTTAAAAACGATAAAATACATGGCAACAAAAATTTACATCAGCGGTAAAATTTCGGGCATCGAAAATGAAGCCCCCGAATTATTTTCTAAGGCTGAAAAAGAACTACAAGCAAAGGGCTTTGAAACAGTAAACCCAATGACATTAAACCACCAACACGATAAAAGCTGGCATAGCTACATGAAAGAAGATGTAAAAGCCCTTTGTGAATGTGATGAAATATTCATGCTTTCAAATTGGATTGATAGCAAGGGGGCGATTATAGAACATACTATTGCCATGTATTTAGGGCTAAAAGTTCGTTACGAAGCAGTATCGTAGCTATTGGTTATAACGTTTTGCGGCTTTGTGTCTGTTTGCCCTTGCACAAAGTTTCAAGTTACCACAAATGTTGATAGGGCAAATAGCACAAAACCGCTGTTATACGCTGGCACGGTTAATTAAACGATAAACTTAAATTGAAACACAAAACAAATTTTTTATTAAAATGAGCGAGGGCAAAAAAGAAATATTATTAGGGGATTGCATTGAATTGATGAGAAGTATTGAAACTGAAAGCATTGATTTATGTGTAACTGACCCACCGTATAAATTAACTGGAGGCGGGAGCGGTGGAACTTTAAAAATAAAGTATAACACATTTGAACAAACTAAAAAAAGCAGGGAGCAGTTTTTTGATATACCGCCATTTTATAGATGGATGGATGAACTGTTCAGAGTAATGAAAAACAATACTCACTTTTATTGTATGACAAATCAAAATAACCTTTATAAAGTAATTGCTGATGGAGAAAAGGTAGGATTTAAAGTATTGAATATTTTAGTTTGGGACAAAGGGATGCACACACCACTTGGATATTATATGCAGAATGTTGAGTTTATTGTTTTATTCAGAAAAGGTGGAGCGAGAAAAATAAATAATATGGGTAGCACTGCATTGATAAGTATAAAAGGAATAAGGGGCAATAAAATACACCCATCAGAAAAACCTGTTGAATTATACAACCACTTGATTTTAAACAGTAGCAATATAAATGATATTTGTATTGACCCTTTTGGCGGAAGCGGAACTATAATTGAAAGTTGCTTAAAAAACAATAGGCAATATATAGCGATAGAGAAAGACCCCAATCATTTTGAAAAAATGAAAAAGAGGGTGGGAGATTTTAATAAAAAATTTGAACCGCAAACTCTATTTGGAAACGAAATGTAGTGCTTGCGTATAACGGTCGAGTATATGAGAAGTGGCACTTGTAGAATGTTGAAATTTAACACAAACGTTTCTGTGCCATTTCTTATATACGCTGTTAGCAGTAGTACGGACTTAAACCAAAAATGCTCAATCGGAGAACGAAACCTTTTTCTTTTCTTTTTTGTGCGGTGGAAAAAAATTAAAATAAAATTATGACAATAGATTTAAGATACGGAGATACAATAGAACAAATGAAATTGATACCTGATAAAAGTATTGACCTTATTTGTTGTGATTTGCCTTACGGGACGACAAAATGTAAATGGGATAATATAATTCCATTTGATAAACTTTGGGAACAATACAACCGAATAATAAAACCTAATGGTGTAGTAGTATTATTTGGAGCAGAGCCATTTAGTAGTTTGTTGAGAAGAAGTAATATTAATGGCTATAAATATGACTGGGTATGGGTAAAATCAAGACCTATTGGATTTTTAAATGTAAAAAAAATGCCTTTGAAAAACACGGAATTAATATCAATATTCTACAATAACCAACCAACATACAATCCACAAGGAGTCATTAAAATAAATAAAAAAAGAATTAACGATAATAGTAAAAATGGCAATAATAAAACTGGATTGAGTGGACATAATGGAGGGAAAATGAAAGGAGCATACATTCAAGAATACACAAATTATCCTACACAAATTTTAAATTTTTCAAGTGAAAGAGGATTACACCAAACACAAAAGCCTATTTCTTTGATGGAATATTTGATATTGACTTACTCAAATGAAAATGATATTGTATTGGACAATACTTTTGGTAGTTGCACAACAGGAATTGCTTGTATAAACACCAATAGAAACTTTATCGGAATTGAAAATAATATGGATTATTTTAATATTTCTTTAAAAAGGGTGGAAGAAAAAAGAAAAGAAAAAGAATTTAATGTAGTAACTTCATTCGGAGATGGAATGTAGTATTACTGCTAACGGTTCGCAGGTTTATTTAGTGCGGACTTAGAAGCACAAATATTCAAATTAGTAATAACTTAAATAGAAGCAAAAATGAACAACAACAACGAAAACTCCGCATTGAATAAACCTGCTGTTAGTTGCAGTGTTGTTCATTGCAAGAAAGCACCTTATGCTGTTTATATTGGAAGACCAAGCAAATGGGGTAATCCATTCACACACATAAAAGACGGTAAAACACTTGCAAAACATATTGTATGTAGCAGAGATGAAGCAGTTGAAGCATATCGTGAATGGATTACCAACGGAGAAGGTAAACATTTGATGAGTGATTTACACGAATTGAAAGATAAGGTGCTTGGTTGTTGGTGTCATCCACAATCTTGTCACGGAGATGTACTTTCGGAGTTGGTTGCTAAACATTGCAACTAACGTTACCCTGCTAAACGAGGTTCGGGACAAAAAAGCCTGAACCTCTAATTTAAAAACCATAAAACCAAATACAAAAATGATTTTAAATACAACACAAATACCCGAATCTTGTTTAGCAAGTGTTAGTGGCAGTACTTTTGTGAACGCAGACTGCTTTGATGTTTTTCCTTTTATTGAGGATAAATCAATTGATGCTATTATTTGCGATTTGCCTTATGGAACAACGGCTTGTAAATGGGATAGTATTTTGCCTTTTGATAAATTATGGAAGGAATATGAAAGAATTATAAAGCCAAATGGAGCAATAATATTATTTGGTTCACAACCTTTTACAAGTGCCTTAATAATGAGTAATCCAAAACTTTTTAAATACGAATTAATTTGGAAAAAATCAAATCCTACTGGCATGGGTAATTCTAATCGTATGCCTATGAAATATCACGAAAACATTTTAGTTTTTTATAAAAAGCAACCTACTTATAACAAACAAATGATTGAAAGGATTAATAAAACGGTTGCAAGTATGATAAAAAACAATAACAATTTCAACATATCAGATAGTAGGTCTGGCAATCATCAGTCTAAAATATATAAAGACACAAAAGCGAGTAGTTATAATCCTGATTTAAAAAACCCTTCTTCGGTTGTTGAAATAAATTCAATTAGACCAATATCAAAAGAATATACTGGGCATCCTACACAAAAACCAATTTCTTTAAAAGAATGGTTAATCAAAACATACACAAACGAAGGCGATATGGTTTTAGATAACACAATGGGTTCAGGAACAACAAACTTGGCTTGTATCAAATTAAATCGCAAATCAATTGGAATAGAAAAGGAAAAACAATATTACGATGTCGCTGTTCGTAGGGCTTCTGAGTATTGCCACTAACGGTCCCGGGCTTTGCGATGGTGGGGAAATCGAAGCCGAAAAGTTGAATTTATTACTATTGTTTAATCAAGGCACTAATGTTGAATTTTGCACTAAAGCCCCACTATTGCAAAACCGATGTTACCTGCCGTTTATTTGTCAATTATGAGCAAAAAACTTGAAATATTAAAACAATCACTTGCCAAAAAAGAGCAAGAATTACAACGCAGATTTGATGTGCATTTTGCAACTGTCAAACAAGCCAACGGACAGCCGTTAAACGATAAAAGAAACGGACAAGCTACCTTAAATAAATGGGAGCGACAAAACGATGCAATACGAACAGCCAAAGAAAGCATTGAAAAAACAAAACGAGCTATTGAATTTGAGGAAGGTAAAATAAAAGGTGTTGAACACGTTAATAATTTTATCCCAAAAGAGATTTTAGAACTTGTAGAAAGTGGCGTTTTAGTCCAGTGGAGAAAACACCCGCATACTTTTTTTGTCGCTGGTGTTGATAAGGCTCGTATTGTTTGGCTTGAAAAAACTAAACAGGTTGCACACAAATTTGTCAGCGAAATAAAAGAACAGGAACAACGCACAAAATTTGTCAGAGTGTTCAATCCGTTGGGTGCTGTCTTAAATGGCAGGTAACGGTCGAGTGTATGAGCAGTGGCACTTGTACACACTTTCAAATTAACTACACCGCTTATGTGCCATTGCTTATACACGGTGTTAGTTGTAGTACATTTTTAAATTATTGATTATGAAATATATGGGAAGCAAGGCAAGATTTACAAAAGAGATTTTGCCGATTATTTTAAAAGACAAAAAACCTGAACAATGGTATATTGAACCGTTCGCAGGAGGAATGAATGTTATTTGCGAGGTGCAGGGCAATAGGATTGCCAACGATGTACACTACCATTTAATGCAAATGTGGAGAGAGCTTATTGGTGGTTGGATACCAAAAAAGATTACAAAAGATGAATATAGTGAGGTAAGAATTAACCAAAGTAAATACCCTGCATATTTTGTTGGTTGGGTTGGTTTTAACTGCTCTTATTCGGGTAAATGGTTTGGTGGATTTGCAGACAATTATTTTGATAAGGGTAAAAATTATAAAATAAACGGTGAGCGAAATGTATTAAGGAATTATCAAACGGAGGCAATAAATGTAATACAAAGGCAAGTTGAAAAAATGAAAGGTGTAATATTCCAAAACAAACCTTACTATGAATTGGAATTGCCACCAAACAGTATTGTTTATTGCGACCCACCATACGAAGGGACAACAAAATATGCTAACGACTTTGACCATAATCTTTTTTGGAATTGGGTAAGAAATACAAGCAAACAAGGTCATACCGTATTTGTAAGTGAATACAATGCACCTGATGATTTTAAATGTGTTTGGGAAAAAGAAACAACGAGCCAATTGTCAATAACTAATAAAAATGGAATAAGTAAGATTGCAACGGAGCGTCTTTTCTTGTATTGCAACTAACGGTTCTCGGCTTGGCGAAGTTGCCGAACACAAAACTTCATTAGAATTACAAATGTTTAAATTAAAAATAGAATGTCAAACGAAGCACTAAACGGCAATTTTGCCAAACCGATGTTAGCACCAGTACGGGTTTTAAACCTATACGCTGGAATTGGAGGAAACCGCAAATATTGGGAAAACGTAGAAGTAACTGCCGTTGAATATAATGAGGAAATAGCAATGATTTACAAAGACCATTTTCCAAATGACAATGTTATAGTTGGCGATGCTCACGAATATTTGGCTAAACATTGGAGAGAGTTTGATTTTATATGGAGTTCGCCACCTTGCCAAAGCCACAGCAAGGTAAGAATGATGGCAAGTAAAGGTGGAAGTTATGATGCAGTAATGCCTGATATGAGATTGTGGGCTGAAATAACCTTTTTACAAAACTTTACAAAGAACACCGATATAAAGTTTGTGGTTGAAAATGTAAAGCCTTATTACGAACCATTTGTAAAACCAACTGCAAAACTTGGTAGGCATTTATTTTGGGCAAACTTTGAAATACCTGAAACCGAAATTAAAGACGGATTAACCCACAATGAAAGAGGAAGTTCTGAAAAAGGTTATTTTGACTTACGAGAATATAAAATGAAACACAGAAAAGACCAAATAATTCGTAATTGCGTTGACCCAAATGTAGGACAATATGTTCTCGATTGTGCAGTTTCGTAGTATTGGTGCTAACTTGTTTATATGCGCTACTCATAGCGCATATATAACACCCATTAGGCTTATATGCGCTACTGGATAAAAATAAATATAAAATAAATAAATTAAATAACAATGGGAATGTTAATAAAAATTAAAGGTACAAATCAAGAAAGATTTGGAGAAACTGTAATAAGTGTTATGAATTTAGCATGTGTTTGCTTTAGAAGGGGAAATATCTATGGTAAAAAAGACCTTGTTGAGTATTGGTATGAAAACACGAAAGAAAACAAGTTTGAATTATTGCCAACAGCAAACAATCATAAGGCATTTATTAGAGATCGTGGTGAAAATTTTATTGTGATTGAATTTTATTCACGATATGACGTCGATGATAAAGAGGTAAATTCTTTGTCAAATTTGGTGCTTTCTTTTTTTTCTGATGATGAAGTTGAAAAGGTTAAGGATTATTATGTTCCAAAAAATAAAATGTAAAAAACAATAATATGATACTACAAAAAATAAAAGAAAAGCAAAAAAAAGTCGGAATGACTGATTATAAACTTGCTAATTTAAGTGGGATTAATAAATCAACACTTTGCAGAATCGGAAAAGGAGAAATAAAAAATATCACATTAAAAACACTTCAAGACTTATGCCAAGTTTTGGATATTGAAATAATTTTAAAAGATAAATAATGCAAAGAGAAATAAAATTTAGAGCATTTGATGATGGTAAAATGATTTACCAAAACCAAACAATTATGACTGACAATATTGGCAAATTGTGGTATTTTTTCAAAAATATAAGAAAAGATGCAATAGTTATGGAATTTACTGGAATTAAAGACAGAACAGGAAAAGAAATTTATGAAGGAGACATTTTGAAACTTGCAAATAACGAAACGATAAAAGTAATTTTTAAACATGGTATGTTTAGTGGAATAAGAACAAATGAAACGAATAGTATTTCTACCTTTTATTGGATATATAGTGAAGTTATTGGAAATATTTATGAATAATTTTAAAAGATAAATAAAATGTTAAACGAACTATCACAAAAAATATTCCAAGCCAACAAAGAAAAAGGATTTTGGGATAATGAAAGGAACGTGGGTGAAATGCTTATGCTGGTTACTACCGAGCTGGCAGAAGCGATGGAATCACACAGAAAGGGCAAATTTTGCCAATTAGAAACATTTAATGATACTTACTTTGATAATTTAAAAGATGCTGAATTTAAACAGGCGTTTGAGAAAAATATAAAAGATACATTTAGTGATGAAATGGCAGACGCACTTATTAGGATTTTAGATATGTGCGGAGGTTTGGATATTGACATTGAAAAGCACGTTGAACTAAAATTGAGGTATAACAGTTTAAGACCGAAACTACATGGAAAACTTTATTAATGTTAAATAAATATTAATTCAAATATTTTTATTTTAAAGTAGTTGTTTATTTAAAAAATAGGGTTATATTTGCATATCAATTAACAATTAAAACAAATCAAAATGAAAACATTAACAGTAAAATCAGCGACAAAACAAGTTTATTTATCAATTGAGCAATTCAATAAAGATTTAGAAGATTGTTTAACTATAATCAAAGAGCCTGCACAGCGTAATCCATACTATGTATGCGAATATGTATCGCCTGCACTATATAAATCAATAGTTAACATTTATATTACTAATTAACACTAAAAAATCAAAACAATGCAAAAAGTAATAATTGCAAATACAGAACTTTACCTTTACAGCGCACAGGCGTTGTCAGCAGGGCATGGACATTACAAAATTACAATAAGGCTCACAAATGGCGATGTAATGGGTATATTTAACGCTACAACAGATGACATGAGCGCAATAGATGAAATTAGCGACATGGAGGGCGATGAAAAAGAAATGGCGTTATTTAACCTAATAAGCGACAAAATAGAAGATAAGGTCGCTGAATGGTTGGACAGATATTAAAATAAAGTTGGGCGATAACTTTAAGCGCATTTAACAACTAAAATCAAAAATCAATGGAGTATTTAGAATTTTTAGAAAAGAAAAAACACACAATAGGTAATTTTGGATTTGAGCCAAATTACATTCCTGACATTGCTTTTGACTTCCAAAAATACATAATCGAAAAAGCTATAAAAAAAGGGAGGATAGCAATTTTTGCCGATACAGGATTAGGAAAAACATTAATTCAATTATCAATAGCAAAAAATATCATTCAAGAAACAAATAAAAAAGTATTGATTTTAACACCGTTGGCGGTTGCTTTTCAATTTATTTTAGAAGCTGAAAAGTTAGGTATTGACGATATAGAATATTCAAAAGACGGTAAGCACACTAAAAAAATTGTTATTTGCAATTATGAAAGGTTGCACTATTTCGATAGTAGCGATTTTATAGGCGTTATTTTAGATGAAAGTTCAATCCTTAAAAACTTTGATGGCAAAATAAAACAAGAGGTTACAACGTTTGTAAAAAAAATACCATATCGATTTTTAAGTACAGCAACGCCATCACCAAACGATTTTATTGAATTGGGTACAAGTTCAGAAGCGTTGGGATATATGGGTTATATGGACATGTTAGGTAAGTTTTTTAAGAATAATCAAAATAGTGTTGATTCAAATAATAGAAATATTGGCGAAAAATTTTATTTAAAACCACATGCTGAAAAAGATTTTTTTGCATGGGTTAATCAATGGGCTATAATGGTCAAAATGCCTAGCGATTTAGGTTTTTCAAACGAGCGTTATAATTTACCCGAATTAATTATAAATAGGCATATAGTAGAAAATCAATCGATGTTCGATATTAATAATCAAATATTGATGTTTACTCCAATAGCCAAAAGTATGACAGAGGTAAGGCATGAGCAAAAACAAACAGAGGAAAAAAGATGCCAAAAAGCTATTGAATTAGCAAATGGGAAAACATCTGTTTATTGGTGCAATACAAATAACGAAAGCGCAATCTTAAAAGCAAGTGATAAAAATGCAGTCGAAATAATAGGAAGTCAATCAATCGAGAAAAAAGAAGAGATTTTATTAGCTTTTGCAAATGGACAAATAGATAGGCTTATTACTAAGGCAAAAATGACTTCAATGGGTTTAAATTGGCAACATTGCAATCATTCTGTATTTTTTCCTACATGGAGTTATGAGCAATATTACCAAGCTATAAGGCGGTTTTGGAGGTTTGGACAAAAAAATGACGTAACTATTGACATGGTTATTTCAGATGGACAAACAAGGGTTTTAGAAGCTATTGAGCAAAAAACACAAAAAGCAATACAA